CAATCATATGGCGCTGTAGCGCCGTCCTGGCGCTCATTGTAGCACCATGCCCATAATTATCCTTGATTGCTTGTACTGTCGTTTTGCGACCGTCTGCAATGCGCTCTGCGAGTATCTGATAGATGTCATCAAGCTGTGTCTTGACAACATTAAGTCCATCCTTTGTTGTAACGTCAGGGCGCTTATCAGCACTGTCAGTATTGGTTATTTCTTTAACCACATTGGATGTCGATGCCTTAGTAGCAACACCAATTGAACCAACCAATGTGAGCTCATCATTGGCTATAATCTTATCCGCTTGTGATGCAAGCATATATGCGCCGCTGGCAAGCATACCCTCTGCATGGACCTCTGTTGGTACGCCAGCATTACGTATTGCATCCATACCAATTAAGATGCCGTCGGCCTTGCCACCAGGGCTATTGATTTTATACACAATGTGTTTTGCGCCTTTATTAACAGCGTATTTCGTCTGTTCTGCAATCTCAGTATATGATGTTTGGCTGATGCCAAAAAAATCAAGATATGGCTCACGATTGCGCGTCAATACTCCGTTAATATCAATAGTAGCAACGCCATTCTTTATATCGGATGTTTTTTTTGCAACAGTAACAGGTTTGATAATATCAGCATTCCTTACCGACATTTCCTCAGCAATAACAATCCGCTCTTCCCATTCTCTTGATAATAGCCATTCCATCATGCATTCTCCGCATCGTCGATGGGTGCAATCGACAGCATTGGTGTTCTCTTCATAACTGACTCAACGTTTTTCTGACCAAATTCTTTCTCAAGTTCTAACAATGGACGGATTGCATCGGCTTTCATTTGATTTTCCTTGGCAATCTTTCGAATGTTTCTATCGTACGACGTACCGGTTAGAGCGCGCGCCGCACGCGTGTTGGTTGTCCATCCGTCAGCCACCATATCGTGATGTGCTGCAACTTCTTCGTTGATTTTTAACGACGGCTTGATACTACCAATCCAATCTATTGCAGTCCAGGCTTTCACAGTCTCATAGTCGCCAGAATAATATGCGTCAAGAAATCCTGTCGCTACTATTCGTCCAAGCAAAACCATCGAAATAAACCAATCATCAGAAATAGGCTGACAAAACTGCAAAGAAAACCTATCGCGCTCTCGCTCTAAGAACATGTTGAATTCGCGGAGCGCCGCTTGTGATGCGGAAAAATTGCTCGAGTACGAAAGAATTAGGCATTCAGGTGGAATCTCAAACGACCATGACAGACCGGCAATGATAGCAGTCTCGAATTGACCAAAATTAACATCCGTGCCGTGGGAATACATAACAGGCTTATCACCAGGATTGAGCTTTGTTATGATCATCCCTGGCATTATCCTGTCAACGATAGTAGATTTGGTTGATCCTGTAGGGTCGGCCTGTACTGTGTCGCGCCTAGCAGCGCTTTTCCCAACGGCAGATATTCCTTTTGCTTGTTCCTGATCACGCGAGATAAACGCAGTTATCCTGGCGCTTATCTCTGCTTTTAATTGCGCGCTACCTCTGTACTTTAAGATCTCATTGAGCGGCTGTATAGCAACCGACAACAACGGAGTGCCGCGCACATCATCCTCTCGAGTAATTGGAGAGTACACCATCCATGCTATTTTACGACCTGATTGCTTACCGAACGCTGGCACATACATGTATTCATTATTTGGTTTATCATCAGTCCCAAGGTACACATAATATCCAAGGTGTCTGCCGTTGTCATCTACCACAACACCGTCAATGACGTTAGGATCTCCCCACTTATCCAGTGGAGTCTGCACCCTATTGCCGGATACAAGCTGATAACGCGGCACCCCTCGTTTGCTCTGCCGGTTGATTACAAGGCAATCCCCTGCAATAATCGCTTCTTGGTATGCTTGCCCTTGCAACTCACCAAATGTTCTGCGTCCCTTCTCATCGATTGCATGTTTTGATTCACAGTATAATCTAAACTTAATGCCAACATCGTCGGACCAATCGATAAGCGCATCCTCATTGAGTCCTATGATTGTTTCTTCTGGATCAAATTTGGGAAATATGCCTTTGTGGATTACGTTAGTGACAAGACGCCTAACGATCCCCTGTGCATACGAATTGGTCCTAAATAGCGACGCAGAGCGCGCGCGCAATGTCCAATAATCAAGTGATGAGATATCGTCAACAATACCGGTTATGCCGCCCCAAAATTGCTCACCATCAAACTGAGAGCCAAATGTATTAGTAGGATACGATTGAGATGCAACAGCAGGTCCTACACTTGGACTTTCTGGCCTTGGCCACACCCAAGGTAGCTCTTCTGATTTTCGCTTAAAAAATCCCACTACAATGCCCTCATTATCTCTCCACCTGTTTCATTTGTTGACTCTCCAATCATCTCTCGATATTCGGTAAGCTCATCAACAAACGCTTTCAGTTGCACCCTTAGATCTCCCAAATCCTTACGGGTAACGCTCTGTGTAGTCTGTCCGGTGTTGAGAGAGTAGGATTTTTCATTGCCCGTTGATAATGTAAGTATAGCTGATCTCAGATTAGAGATTATTGTAAGGAGCCATGTGATGTGTTCGCGGATTTCTGTCTCTGTCATCCTGAGCCCATTTTGAGACACTATTGTGTCTCAACTGTCTCAGTGTATTAAAACCAAGACAGTGTGTCAAATAAAATATACACTGTTGCAAATTTTATACATTGGCAGAAATGCATGCCTCTGTATCTGTAGGCGCATTTTTTTTAAAAAAACATCAAAAAAAGTTGCGCACACAAAAAGCGTGGACATACTAGATAATAGGAGATGGGCAAAACGCCCACAACAAGGGGGACACGATGAGACATAATAACGAAATAAAAACAGTAAGATGGGAAACAAAAGACGGCCGCAACGTCGAGGTAACAATCTCTCTTAATAGAGAGATTAAAGACGTTGACGTAAGCGCCACGGTAAGCGGCGCACCAGTAGGTGCCGGTCGCCCTACCAAGGTGTCTCACCCACAGATCGTAGCCGCCATCGGCAAACTCGGACTCACTGCTGATAAGCTCGAGACGGTACAAAACGCAATCGACTATGTACTGTCCTGTGATTATATGACAGCCCACAATGAGCGGATTGAGGCAGAGTTTAAGGCAGAGTTGGCCGCAGAAAAAGAGTATGACGCAGATAGGGCCAAGGTATTAAACGCTCTCAATATGTAAAAAAAGCCCCATCTTTGCAATAAGCCCAAAAATCAGTCCAATCAGTAGCGTCCAACTCGGCGTCAGCCGATAGGCTGTCGGCAATAAACTCAACCGCTGCGTTGCTGTAGACTAATAAGTCCCAAAGCTCGTTGGGGGCCTTATTCGGTCGATGCCAGTAATATGTCTTTGTCCCGTCAGGCATCTTTTTTTCGCGGCGTATTTCGCGCGTTAATTCGCGCAATTCGTCATCTGTCATATCCACAGGCGCATTAACCGTATATTTCATTTGGACACCCTCTGACTCATGCCAAACACGGCGGAGCACAGGAGCCAACCTATCCTTGTAATGGTCGACCACGATACGGATGCCGGTAGTGTGAGAGCGAGTCTCAAATGTCGAGTAGCCTTCAATTTTGGCGGCCTTAGACGGTCTGTCGCGGCCGATAATGGGGATAACGCCACTCTCCCATTGGCCGCAAAAATCAGTCACTACAGAGGCATTAAAGCCGCTGTCAACAAATGTCAAAATTGGGCGATATTTTTTACCATCATCCGCAGTCCACTCTTTGTCTTCAATTAATTTAGCGAGTCCAGCCCAAGCAGGAGACTCCAACACATTGCAACCCTGCGCCGAATCATCGTGTATTTTAATATAATCAATAATCCAAGCCGAAAAATTACTTGTCCATCCAAATATACCAACAAACAACGTGTGTTCATGGACGTCCACTGACATCGTTAAAAACAACACATCGCTACCTGATATTGGTTTTATTTTTTTGTTTATAATTTCGCCGCGCCGATAAAACGCGCGGCGATGTTGTGATACAGATTCAAACGACACTTTCCCTCCAATGAGTTTAAATGGCTCTCCCAGGTGGTTATTGTAAAATCCCTGCAATGCTCCGACGTCAATCACCTTGCCAGTCTTATGATCAATAGCAGATAGCCAGTCGCTTACGGCCTCATGCCAAGGAGATACAAGCGACAAAAACGATGGCACATGATATGAGCGGATATCTCTATCTTTTGGTATTGCAGTTGGTTCCCAATACGACGTTTCTAGGTTAATAAATTTTGGTTTGTCGTGCTCGAGGTGCGCATGCCCACAGTTTTTGCACTCATATCTAACGCTGTCGTTATCGAGCTGACCATCAGCTGTATAATCCCAACTAAAACCGTATTTACGGCCATCGTTTGTACCCGTCCATCTTAATCCCTGTGGGTAACCACACTTGATACAGCGGTTTTTGTAGACGCGCTGGTCGCCTCGCAAAAACTCTAGTTGTATACGGGATGAACCATCTAACAATGGCGAGCTCCCAACTATGATTTTACGTTTTGTCCAATAGGCACGGCATCGTTTTTTAAATAATCCAACTTTGTCGCCACCACCTGATACTTTCCCTTCCCATTGCTCAGCATCTATCTCATCGAGATACAGCAATGGTACGCCAAATGACCTTATTTTGTTTATGTTGGTAGCGCCATATACCAACATAAATCCGCCACCAAGCCATTGCAGATGGTTTTTTGTCTTACCGGTTTTGTGACTCGACTTAAGATCTGTGGATTGAAATATATTTTCAAATCCAGAATCGTTGAACATTGGTAAAATGTTCGTTTCGATTCGCTCCGATGCCATCTCTTTGTCAAGAGATGCGAATATGCACGACTCTGTCTTGAGAAATGCCGCCATAAACAGCATTGCAGACTCAATCAATCCAACATTGTACCCTACCTGTATGCCTTTTTTTACTATCGTTTCGCGCACAGGCGAGCGCGGATCTTGATTATCCAGTGGCTCTTTCCAATATGGCGTCCAGCGCAACTTAAATGGCCCCGGTTTTGGCGATGACGATCGCGGTAGAAACCTGTGCGCCTCGTTAAATTCACTTGGAGAAAGCTCTTCTATGCTGTCTGTTAGCGCTTCTATTTGATGTTTTAGGAACTTTGCGCCGATATGTGCTAAAGCTATTTCAGCCATTTAATCCTCATCATCAGGGAGCGCCTGTACCATAAGCTTTTTCGCGCGGCTGATATACGCAGAGATACTTTGCTTTACCTTCTCGGTGCCTTCTTCAACTGTTGCTCCGCCTAAAAAATCCTGTTGTAAAATCTCCGAAATTGACCTTGGAAAAACCTGCAAAAGCTCCTGAAACAGCGTCTCTATTGGGCTAAAAACCGTTCTGCGAATTAATTCCCTGCTGACAAGCTCGCCGGATATGCGCTGATTTTTGATGCGCTCACCCTCTATTGTTACCTCGAGTTTCTTAACCTCCAGATACCGCTTGCGCATTGCGACACTCTCGCCAGTGTCATCATTCGGTTCAATAGGTTCTTTCTTAGGCTTTATCACCTTGTGTTTAGGTGCCCCAGGACATTCTTCGCCAGCTATACGCTGCTTTGATAGCTCGTGGTCGATGTCAATCCCGCCGTCTGTCTCGACAAGATGCCCACGTTTTAACCACATCGACACGTGCGCGGAGCTCTTACCACATAGATTGGCAAACTCTTTTTTTGAGATGACTCTCATGCCAACAACATAACACCGATATTTTTGTGTGTTAACTGTTATTTTTTTCTCAAATTTCGCAATATAACGTCGTGTCTATTTTTCGAGACAACGTTGATTCGACGTCTATCATGTACAGTGTGAATTTTTTACACGGGTATTTTTTATACCTAGCGGTCAAACCTGGTCTCTTGGTTAGTCCGTCATGACTGGAAAAAAGTGTACGAACAGTGCGGTCGCATAAAAACC